AACGTTTTTCCCATAACGCTAATTCTTCGTTTAGGATTGCAATTCTGAGTTTAGGAATACAAAGCATTATCCGTACCTAATCCATTGTGGATCAATGTCATAATTACCTGTCTTGTGCAATTTTCTGGTTTGTGTGCAAATAAAACAAAGTTGTCCTGCACCTTCTATGTATCCAGAACGATATATAACATTATCCGTTTTTTTGTAAGAAGTTATTTTTCCACAACTGACACAAATATCATATTCTTCTTCGGTCATGTTTCCTCACTTTCATATAATTATTAGTCCTATCGTAAGGACAATTGCAATCCATAACAGTAAAACACTACACGCAAACAATTCTACTGCAAGAATCGTGTGATACCAAACCCACTTGGTTTCGTATTGTTTATCTCTTTCCAGTTCAATATCAGATTTCCCCTGTGATTGTTGTGCTGGAATTTGAGGCATCCAAATCTTTTCCCACTTTTCTTTTGCATTTCTTAAAAAACTCATTTCATCCTTCTATGAAGATATGATATTTTATAATCGTATAGATGAACCCCACAAAAAATACTCCCATACCAATTTCATGAACTCTTTTGTTATCACTTATCACCATTGGAGCCATGACAGCGAGCATAATAAATCTACCTAAAACTTTCAGAGATAATAATTCTCCGTGAAAGAATACAAAAAGATTTCCGATAAGACAAACTTGTAGTACCCACGCTAGTCCTAATATGACTTTATGATTTTTGTAATAGTATTCACGTAAATCATAAGCCTTCCCTTCATGATCTTGTGGTGCAACTACTTCACTAACCATAAAAAACAAAAATGGTACAGAAAGATATAATAGAAACGTGAATAAATTCCATCCGTCATTTGGATAATAAGCCAAATCCCTCAACGGATAGGAAGTCCACCAAAATAGTATAATAGTAAAAAAGGTTATAAAACTAAATGCCGTATGTGGCCAGTAAAATTTAACATCATCATCTCCATCATCATTATAATTTTTTGCTAACAATGCGCTGAAATTTATCATTAATCTTACCATAGACAAACCTAATATCACAAATGCAATCATTGACAAATGTGAAAATGCTACCATTTACCCTTCCCTATGTCGTAAAGAGTGAGAATATAGTAATTATTATACTTCCTATCATACCGAAAAGAAACATACCATAAGACCATCTCAACCACTTATATTTTACAAGGGCGAGCGATTTACCCGAAAAATACATTTCTCCTGCCAATGCATCATATATTCTATCATCGTTCATTATTGTTAATGCATAATATGCTTTATATTCATTTTCTGTCATATAAGAGAAATGACCAAAATACAAAGGAACAAATTCATCTGATTTTTGATCCAACTTTCCCAAATTATTTTTTGGGTACTTAGCATTGGGTATTATCGCAATTATCGCAAATAATAATGTTAAAATACAACAGACTGCAAAGGACATTAACGGATACATCAGTATTGGATTGTCAAAATTTGCTGCAGTAACGGAAAACACAATCGCTGAAACTGTAATCATTTGTCCGGCCTTTCGATCGGCATTGATATTCAGTCGCATCTGATTGGTAACACCTAATCTGAAAATGTTATCAACCGCGGTTCTATCCTCTGGAACACCATCAAAGTAATTCTTCTTATCGTATCTTGGATCGTATTTCATTCATTACTTTAATGGTGGTGCATATAATAATCCTCCATGATTGTATAATCGGTTTAATCCTCGTTGTAATCCTATTGGGGTATTTGGCCCCACATTACGTTCATATATTTCTTTATAATTTCCAACTTGTTTTATTATATCATAAGACCAAGTTGCTTTCAGTCCAAGTTTAGCTCCAAGATGTGGATGATCTTTTCCATTTTTCTCACCCATAAATCGTTGAATATATGGGTCTATATGATTCTTAAAACTGTCTATGTTCTTTGAATTTATACCCATTTCTTCTGCAATGAACAGAACATATATTGTCCACCGAACAACATCTGACCATTTCTGATCTCCATACTTAACAACTGGCCCTAGAGGTTCCTTTGAAATAATCTCTGGAAGAATCATGTGTCTGTCAGGGTCATCGAAACTCAATCGGTTCGATGCAAGACCAGACCTATCAGTACCATACATATCACAGTCACCCCTTTTGTATACGTTCTTTGTTTTTTCTGTAGGTTTTACTGCGACAGGGATATAGTGAATTCCATGTAATTCCATATAGTCTGCAATGTTTTTTGCAGCTGTTCCACTACCACTAAAACATATCCTTGCACCTTCCATCTGTTTTGCAGATGATACTCCAAGAGTTTTCCTTACAATGAATCCCTGACCATCATAGTAGGTTGTAGGTAAGAATTCCAGTTTCTTTGCAACATTCCTCGTAAATGTAAACGTGGTTGTAGCAGAAAGAACATCTATAGAACCATCTATCAGAAATTCAAAACGTGTCTTTCCATTGACTATAGTAAATTCGATTGCATCTGCATCACCGAACATTGCGGCCGCAACAGCACGACAAATATCAACATCAAAACCTTCCCACCTATTACCATCTTCTAAATGCCACATTTCTTGTGAGAAGCCAGGAAATTCATCATTGGTTCCACAAATGACATTTCCTCTTTCTTTTACACGATTGAATGTTGAACTATACGTTGGATTGTATTCTGATGTAGAGTTATCTCCTATGACTTGCCCTTCAGCAGAAGACATTGCCATCATCCAAAATACCCAAATTATAGATACAACAAGTTTACCTACCATAATCATTGCAATGCCCGATATATTGCCAACAATTCTTCATCAGCAATCGGGGAGGTCATAGTATAATATCGCTGATGGCCAACCGACATGAATGCTTTAATGTCAGAAAAACTTGGATATTTCATTAAGAGATTATGAAGAAGATAATCTGGACTCAAGTGGCACGATGCACATTGATTATCCTTTGCAAATACTCTGGTTGATTTCTTAAATCGTTCAGATTGAACTAATACAGAGTTGAGGTCTTTTTCCATCCATGTAACTTTTTCTTCTATATCTGGAATAACCAAAAAGGTTAAGTATATAAGAAGTGCAATAATAACATAGATAAATGATTTACTCGCAACTATTTGATCTTTAGCAGAAAGTTCCAGCTGTTGAACTTCTTCAACTTTTTTATCTATTTCTTCAATATCATGTTGTAATATTTTTTCATCTTTACCATTTGCAATTTTTCTATCAGCCATAATTACCTCACTTCTTTCCTGCTTCGTTTAACTTCTTGGTGATTTGCTGTTGAAACCATTTGAGAACAATAGGTATGCTCACATTGGATGTCAATCCAAAAAGATAACCGATGGGATAACGATAACTTTCATAGGCCGCAAGTTGTGGAACATTTGTAAATACAATAGAAATCAACAAATATCCAGTTGCTGACATTCCCATATTGATAATTAAATCAAGTAAAATCAACCATCCATGGCCACTGTACTTATCCCTATTATCATGCCTATAATTAAATAGAAATATCCAAAAAGATGAAAAGAGGACTAACCCCAGCATCATCAATTCAGAAGTATTAAATATATCAATCATTTTGTTTTGTCTCTCTTTTGACCAATTTTAATAAGTCAGCAGTACTACCAACAAATAATGCATTAGTCACGTTTTGTGCTTTTGTGACCTCCTGTCGTTCTCCATCATTTTCTATAATTTGTTTTTTTCGATGGAGTTCCATTAATTTTTCTTGTGTGTCAGTCATATTTTTTAGAAGTTGACCAAACACTTCAAACGCTCTTGGTGATTCTTCTGCTTTCGCAATCTCCAAAAGTTCATCCATAGCATCTCTACCACGTTCTATAATATGATACATATTCTCACGAGCATATCGAAAATCTGTATCTTTTTCTTCCCCATTTATAGTAACAGGAAGAACTTCGGGTTCTATATAATGTTCTTTATTATGTTCAACGAGATCAAGATGTTTTTCAATCCTGTTCTCGACTACTTTATCAACATTTTTCATTAACTATCTGTTTCTGCTACTGGATCGTATGTTTCCCCATGAGGAAAGAATTCAAAAGTTTCACTAAATCCAAAATCTTCATCTGTTAAAGCACCAGTAGATGTTGGTTCAACAGTTGTTCTACTAACTGTTTGTCCAGCAGAAGAGGCGTTTTCTGATACTTCTGACAATATTCGTATTCGTGTTGCATCATCTATTTCATGTTTATCTAAAATCATATAATTCTGTGCGTATGGTGTACTATCCTCTGCAACAATATATATCGGATCTGCAGCAGTAGCGGCAGACATAAGATGCGTATCTACAACCGAAGAAGTAATAACTTTTGCATTATCTGTAACAGATGGATATAAAAACCCTTTCATCAAAAAAGAAAGTGTCCAAATAATAGACCGCCTAGATGCAAAATCTCCTTCATAACTGTCTTCACTTGTAACAGAGTTCAATACCAAAGGAATGTCCATCTTAATAGTCATACCAGAAACCAAAGTCATTGTTACTGTGAAATCTGGTGTAAAGAATGGAAGGATTTGTTCTAAAATTTGTGTTCCATCTTCTGCATTTTTTACAAACACATAAAGAGAAAAATCCCAATTATACGGTACTGGATTAAATTGTTTCTTGAGTCCAGTTGTTCCCTTTTTAACATTTCGGCCCATCGTATTGAGTTTTCTCGCACCATCATAAGCCATTGCAGTCAACTCAAACCCCATTCGTGGAACAGTAAGTGCCACTTTTGGATTCAAATTTGGATCTTGACTAATCCTAATCAACATTTTGTCTTTGGGGCCATAAGAAAGAGGAATCTTGATAACTTCGGTTACTGCATCACTACTATCAGTTCTACGAACTTCAATGTTGTTAAATAATGTACCAAACGCAACCACCATCTTTCTTGAGGTTTGGTGATAAAAATATGTTCCAAACATTACGGATTATCTCCAAATGGATTCGTTTCAGAAAAGTCAAAGACGGAATCCGCATCAATCTCAAACTGTTTAGTACTACTTACTTTATCAGATGTTGAATCATCAATTGTCTGTAATGTTTCAGTAGTTTCATCAGTTGTAATCTTAGTTGCATAGGTTCCAGTAGCCAAACTTGTTGCACCTGTCAAAATTTCACTTACTGTAAACGTTCCTGTCATATTGATGAGATACAAGTAACTGGTTGCAGAATCCCACCTTGCAACTTCACCAGTAATGGCAGAAGTTCCACCTGTAACTGTTTCTCCCACAGTGAACGTTCCTGAACTACCAGACAGTTCAAATGTACGAACAAAAGATTGTTCTCGTTCAATATCATCAACTGTGTCTATTCCAGTATCAAGTGCTTCATCAGAATAAGTAAAGAGTTCACAAGTCAGGTCAAATGTTGGGAGTGCGCCTGCTTGATAAAAGGGTAGTTCGTGTTCAACAAACATGATTTGGAAGAGTTTACTGGTTAAACCAAAATAGATAAGATCACCTTCTTTCGGCCGAGTTCCTATATCCAAACCTTCCCATGCTCGTCTTGCAAGTGAAAATATGATTTGGTCACGTACTTCCAGACCAAATTTAGAAACGAGATCTCCTTCACCTTCAAATCCATCAACAGACTTAATGAACATCTCCACCGAATATGCATCTTTATATTCGGAAATAGAATCCTCGCCAAGAATCGTATCTTCATTGACAAGGGTTCTAGGAATGTAATTTACATCGTAACCAGTTACTTTAATTGATTCGGTGACAATCGAATGTAAAAGTTCTTGGTCATTTTTCGCATCAAAGTTGCGGAAATATGAATTTGTAGCCATTCGATTATCCTACATAAAAGTTGTCAGGCGCCTGATATTTCAGTTGCAATTCCTCGTCAAGTCGTTCTAGTTCTGTGTTTCCATCATCATAAATTTGTCTTCCGTTTAAAGTTGCACCACCTGGCAACTGCATTCCTTCAAACTTGATTAAATTTTGACCCCATTGTTTCTTAAATAATGCAATCGTATATTTTTTCAAGAAGATGTCGTTGTATATTTCTGTATAAGTTGCACCATCAATCTTTTTAAAACATTGGACTATAATCCAATCACCAATATCAACTGCATTATCCCAATCCATATCCAGATGAAGTTTGTCTGTCATGCGATTGAATCTCATTTGTCGTGATGTTCCACTTGAAAACATTTGATTCAAAAGAGAAAGATTTTGTTTGG